TATTTGCTGAAGATCGTAACTGCGCCCTCATGGATACATATCCAGAAGTCTCCAAGCCACCTGCATCTCCAAGAGTTAATTGGATAGCATCACCAGCACCACCATCGCCACTCATGCTTATGTCAAAGTAGCTAACAACAATCATTTTAACGCCACTCGGTATAGAGCCAAAAGTTTTTAGCGTACCTGATGTGGTTGCTTGTGAATCTGCTTGTGTAAAGCCAGCACTAACAGCGGCCCATGCAGGAGCATTGCTACCGCCTTGGCTTAGATAATGACCTGTCGTTCCTTTGGCTAGTCGCACATAATCAGTGCCGTTGTAATATAAGATGTCACCAGCCGCATCAGACCCCATCGAAATCTTTGCACCCGTGACATTGTTGTCTAATATCTTTGCAGTAGTTACAGAGTTGTCTTCGATGATGGGGGTTGTACCACCAGCGTTATGAATTACATAAGTGTCAATCACAATGCCTGACGCAATCGTGTCAGTCGTGGTCAGGGTTGTTCCTGAAACTGTGTAATCTGTAACGGGCTTCTGTAGAACGCCACCAATGCTCACCATGAGTGAGTTGGTAGATGAGCTAACATCCAGCGTGTAGGTTGTTCCACCTGATGCTGTAAAGCTCTTGAAGGTTACACCAGAGTTACCAGCGAAGTTTAAAAAGTTACTCATGTTCTATTCCTCTAGCTTGGCTCTGTTGGGAAGGTAATGTCATCAGGATCAGATTCAGATGCAGGTAAATCTCTAAGAGCTTGCCTGTAAGTTTTCATATTGTCTGCCATAGTAACATCGCTAAGAGCATAATGATCTGTTGCCATTAATTTAATATCTCTGGATGCACGAATTTCAGCCCATTGTTCATCATCACTCTGGTCAACAGCCGTGTGGGTGACTGTGACTGTCTCTTTATCTTTGTCCCCTGCAACTGTTGTATCGCCACGTTTTTTGCCTGACGTTACTTCTTCTGTTACCTCAATAGCTTTGACCAAGACGTAATCGCCTAGATCAACAGGGCGTGTGTCACCGGGAAATATTGTATCTGTGCTATCAGGCAGTTGAAGTCGGCTGACTGTGCCGCCTAAATTTGTAGTTGACCCATCTGATTTCTTAAGTAAAAAGTCCATAATTTTTTCCTTTTAAGCGGGAGCAATCGAAAAAAGAGCCATTGACTGACCATTGATTGTGCCTGATGGGTCAATTGAAACAGTTAAATCATCTTGTGCTGTGGCAAATTCTTTACTTCCAAATTGGGTGTAAGCTGGTCCGCCACCTGCCCCTCTTTGCCCGTCTGCCGCTGATGCACCGTCATTATCCACTCCAGTAAAATCTTGTGCATTGTGGACATTTTGGCTAACATCGCAAGTTCGGTTTACAATGACTACACCCCCTGCTGGACAATCAATTGTTGTAGATAGTGTGCCACTACCATCAGCGGTTGCAGTGTCGCTAACACCTGATGCCCCGCCAGTTACAGCCCAAGTTCCAATGTTACAACCAAATCGACCAGAGTTCCATGTGACAATAATGTCTGCTGTTGTTCCAGATGTAACATTATTAAGATACCAAAGTTCAGCATGGACAACAGCACTACCACCACCAAATATATCTATCGCCTTCGCCGCAGACACACCACCTACTGTAATCCCTGTAATACCTGTTGCGTCAGAGCTACCACCAGTAGTACTTGCCGCTATAACTACCTTCCTATCCGCAGATGCAGTTCCAATGTTATGACTACTAAACGTAAAAACAGATGCGCTTCCCTGAGCGTTAATAGATGTTGCAGAAAATGTCGCTACAGCTACAGCTTTTTTGAATGGCGTATAAATAGGCATCAACATTATTGCAATGCCACCACATTAAGGTTTTGAAAACTACCGATTACAGTGGAGAACATTAGGAAATCGTGACCATTGGTTGTCGTTAGAGAATCGCCAGTTACCGTGTCAAATCCCGAAACCGTAATTGTACCAGCACTTGCATTGTTTGTGTACTGAACAACAATTGTACTGTCATTTGACTGAGGGGCCAAAGTATGCGCCCCACCATTCACACCCTTCTGGAAGTTACCATTGCTCTCGTCCAGTGTTTCAGTCCCAGAAGCGTTAGTTCCTAGATCAAAGGTAGTTGCACTAAAGCCAACAGCACCGATAACGCCACCGCCTAGCTTTGGGCCAGTGACCTGAGTTGCCGCTATATGAGCCGTATCAATACTGCCATCTGTATAGTGCTGAGAATTAACAGCATCGTCAGCAATGTCCGCAGCTACAATGTTTGTAGGGCTTGATTTGCCAGAAAGAAAACCACTCATTATCTACTCCTATGTCTGGCTTAAAAAGCTAACAGTTGCTTCAAGGGTTGAAGTGGCATTGCATTTCATTTGAATTGCATCGCCAGCCCCTAGAACTAGCTTGCCTTGAACTACTGAAAGTGTGTCAGCAACTGGAATAGAGATGCCTTTGACAACATAGCCATCATCACCTGATGCTCTCTCAACATACACATCCAAAGTTCCAGCATTTGAAGCGTGTATATTAGCGACCTGTAATCCAATGATTGTAATGATTTCTGACCCACCAGCAGTTACAGCACTATCGCCTAAACTTGTTGTAAGATCGTGATTTACGCCTTTTAAAGTATCTGCCATATTAACCTCCTAATGCGAGCGTTAGGCCAACGCCTACGCCACCTAAATTGCTGAGTGATGTAGACGCACTCGCTACGTCTGATAGATTGTTTGCTGCTAATAAATCGCCAAAGCCGTGATCAAAAGCATTTACAACATTCGTGCCGTCATGACGTAGGAACATTGTCTTTCCATTCGGGATTGTGATGCCATTACCTGATGCGCCAATTATCCGAACGGATTGACCGCCCGTAGTGCCGTTTCTTATAATATATAGTTTAGCAGATGTCGGGACCACCATATCTCGCGTCGCATCTAAAGTAGAACCCCCGGTTAAATTGATAACCATATGTCGGGCTTCATCGTCTGAGCCGTTCGCGGTGGTTAAAGCATCATTACCGTTTGAAGCAAAAGCTACATTAACTGTTCCTGATATAGCAGACTCTAATATATCATACTGCGTATTGGTTGTGGACCCCCAAGACCCGCTTTGTTCGCCTGTACCAATCTTTTCAATTCGTAACTCTGAGGTATATGTACTCGCCATTACGCGCTCCTACGTGATAATCTCGCCCCAAGATGGGGACTGTGTTGTAGATATTGTAGCCCAAGAAGGACTCTGTGTGGTATCAAAATCGGTCCATACCAGCTCTTCACCACATGCGCTAATCGCTGATGTGCCTGTCGGGTAAATATTTGCATCTGCAATTGTGATAACGGGTGAGATAGCTGTTGTCCCGACCAATCCGGTAACAGAAAGGTTGTTATTGCTAATCGTTGTAAGCGATCCAATAGCACTTGTTGCCGCCGAGCCAGTAACTGTAGTGTTAGCCGCCCCGGATACTGACACTGTGCCAATTGCGGAAGTGCCGATATTGGTGGCCGCAGAGACGTTAGCCGCAGCATTAACTGTTTCGTTGCCCAAAGACATAGTTGCAACAGCAGGAGTGGTGACTGATGTAGATACATCACCGAAGCCCCATGTGGTGCTGCCGAAGCCTTTAACTCCCCATGCCATGTCAATTCACCCATGTCAATTAAGCGATCCTAATGATCGCGTTACTTGCGTCAGCGGCTGGAAAGACGATTGTAAAATCTCCTGCCGTTGATGTCTTATCTGCACCAAAATCTAACACCAGAATGGCCGCGTCACTTGCGTGGCTATCATTATAAAGAAGAGCGCCTCGCGCTGTAATAGTAGCGTTCGACCATGTCTCGTCCGCAAAATCTGTTAACGCGGTAGTGCCAGATAGCGTAGGTGTCACGTTAGTTAACGCCTCACCTTTTGCTACATAGTTAGTTCCTGAAACCTCGTTGCTGGTTGTATATGCTGTGGTTGCTGCATTCAACGTAGCAGAACTTGTATATAAAGCTGCTCTGATTGTGTGCTGCCCAGTCGTGAGATTGTGTTCTGCCTCCATTAGCTCTTGCTTGAAGGAGGAGCAGAGTGCTTGTGAAATTGCCATTACATTGTATCCTTTATCTCAGCCGTCAAATCGGCCCTAACAGTTACTCTTTCGCTCATCATTGCTTGACGCATATAGAATATAAGTATTGTACGCAAATTATCTCTATATGCCAATGCTTGTGCTTTAATAGGCTCAGGCGCGTTATCTCCAACACGCATAATCTTATCTAAAGCCATCTCAGCCAGCTCTTCAGCGTTATGCCCGCGATGAGATGTAGTGTGAACCATAACGCTGCCGACCTCTGAGTTCATATTTGGTTTTATCATCAAGTTATCGCCATCCTTGTTTGGCCCGATCTGTATGCATCTTGACGGTTCTTTCCGTCACCAAGTTCTTTGAGCTTGACCAACGCCTCTTTATACCTTGTGTCGTATAATTGGAGTAAATCAGGCTCCCCCTTCATAAACGTATAAGCCTCTACCAAAGTTCCGTAAAGAAGTACCGATTCGCTTTCATCACCGAGCCAAGTAGTCCCGGCAGTAACGATGGTTTCTGGTTTGTAAAAATAATTCAAAACTAGAGATAAAGCACCGTTTGGTGTAGGCGCTAGGCACATAGTATCCTCATCCCACAACGCGTAATACCTAGGCGCACCTTCTGTAGATATCTTTGGAAATGCTTCTCGAAGAAAATTAACATCTTTATTTAATAGATGTGTGTAGCTTCCAGCGCTATCAATAACGGCTAAAGAGAATACTGATATGAAATCAGACGGCGTAGCTAAAAATCTATTAGATGCGGTTGTTACTCCTGATTGTGTCTTACGAAGAGCAGGGAGCTGTACCATCTGATAGATGCGATCTTCCGCTTGTTTGACAAAGGTAGGTATCTCTGCGACGAAATCCGTCTCAGTGTTCTCCGTATAAGTCTTTACCGATGCGACAAGTTCAGCATAATTCATGGTCTATACCTTGAAATTAGTCCCTTTGGTAGCCGCACCCGCGCCTCTAGCTTTAGTTGTTGTCTGGTTAGTAGGCATTAGTTTAGAGCTACCTGCGCTGGCTATGCCGCCGTGAGCGTAGCGTTTCTGCTTGGCTTGAACATTACCGCCTTGAGCATACCCGGCTGCTTTCTTCATTTTTCCCGTATTCATTGTATTTCCTGTCTTCATCATGTTTCTTGCATTCATCATAATAGTTCTCCTACGAGGTTGTAACAGTTACTGAGCCAATAGTGGCAGTCATCTCTAAACTCTGTTCAGCTCCTACCGGGTCAAACCCGAACAAACTTTGGCTCTCAAGTTGGCCTAGATCAGGTCTGGGGTCACGAAGCGTCTGAGGATCGTACACTCTAAATCGTCCTAACTGTAACTGCGGATGATCTGGGTTCAAGCAAGGGCCGCACACTCGCAAACCATTACGCCGCTTATCTTCTACCTCGTAATTCAACTCAGCCAGATCATAACGAAATCCGCAACGATCACAAAAACCAAAGGCGTGTTTACCTCCTGCAAATTCCGCACTGCTCATTAGGTCAAGTCCACATCAATAAAGTCTTGTAATGGCGTGAATACCAAATTCGCTTTTGTCCGATCTTCTGATGCCGCTAACTCATACGCCTCTTCATAAAGTGCCTTGAGAACAGGCATACGTTGCTCCAGCTCAGGGCGTTTTAAAGCGATATTGAACGCTAATCCACTAATAAGAGCTGGGATAAAGCGCTCTGGCATATCGGCGTTGTTAGTGTTGTCCCCTGCGTCTTCGATGCGCCGTACATACCAATAACAGAACGTCTGGGTTCCGTCATTTGGTTCTGGGTACAACGTAACGGTAGCGCGGTTCTGCCGATCTACATACATAGATGTAGGTCGAGCGGAGGTATTTTTGTTAGAAGTCTGGGCGTAAGTAGAGACAGATAGGCGGGTTAGGTTGTAGTCCGTCTGTGACGCGCCCGATCCATCCCTAAGCACTGCATCAAGCACATCGACACAGTCATCGGCCAGAGAATATGTCTTAGTCCCAGCCACCAAAGATATAGTGGCCTCCTTAACGGTCCAGAGGTTAAGCCCACGGTTAACCCAGTCTAATAGCATAATGTTCAAGCTGCGCCGCGCAGAGCGCAGATCATAACCTGTACGCATCTCGGTCCCGGCGCGCTCATAGGCTTCCTCACAGAGCTGAAGGATATCTAGCTTGAAAGCTACTGCGCCACTGGTTGTGGGTGCTGCCATTAACCTATCTTCCTTCTTGGTCTGTTCAAGTTGCCCCTAGCGGACATCACACGAGTATTGTTCGACGAATTGTTACGAGGGTTATTATCCTTATGGTCTATATGCTTACCGTCACCTTTGCTAACTCTACCTGAAGAGATAGCCGCAGCGCGAGCCGTGTTTCGCCCAGCGCGATCTTTTTTTTGCGTCGAAGTACCGTGATAATCTCGGTATTCTCTTTTATAGTCCCGTTTCTTCTTCATTACGCATCCTCAGACAACAATCGGCCTACGTTCCAGCGGAGACTATTGTAGCCTCAACTGGGCCAGTTCCTGCCGTCGTAATTGCCAAACGAGTAGCAACTGTAGGGCTAGTGTACCCTCCAGCGAAAGCGCCAGTCTTGCCTGTAATGGTCGCGTTCGTGAATACTAATGCGCTGGATTCAACGAAGTCCTTTGCCAAGACATTGGTGAAAGTGTGCTGTACAGCGTAAGTGGCCCCAGCAGAAGTACACCCGATCTGTACATCAAAAGTTGACGGCCCACGATAGTTAAGCACTTTCCATCCACTCTCACACAAAGCGGCTGTACCAGCAATAACTGCGTCCGCTCCAGCACCCGAAGCGGTTATACGGTCAACTCTAGCGAAATTACCTGCCGTTGACACCAGCGCGCCTGATCCTCCAGTTATAGCTTCCGTTAGCGGGTTTCCATAACGATCTTCACCTATGAAGGTGATTGTGTCACCGCTATCGTTTCCTGCGTGAGTTGTGTCTACTTTTTGAGGTGTTGGGAAAGTAACAAACCCATTAGTACCCACTTCGCAGTTATCAGTAACTGCGGCAGAAGAGGTGATGCTGCTAATAGTATAGAATCTGGAAGAGCCTAAGACTGTTAGCCCAGCATCAGGGCCAGTTATTGTTTCAGCAAGACGTTTCTTATCGGCACCTGTTCCGATAACTTCGAAAGTTATGCCTGTGTTATCTGAACCTGCAAATATTTGAACAAAGACACCTTTGCGACCACTAAATTCAGTCCCAAGTGCGCCATTTAAAGCCAATGCCGCAGCAGCGCCAGTGGTTTGCGCTAAACAAATACCGTTTCTGTCGAACCCGGTAGTAAGCGCGCCATTGATTAGAAAGTCCAATCTAGTGGCTAACAGTGTCTCAGTCGTAGATATGCCGTCTGGATCAGCGCCTGTAGGGTTTAGAGTGATGACCATAGGTTTAGACATCTTTATATCCTCTTCAGTAGTTTAGTAGGGCTACGGCTTCACGGATTTAGCCTTTGATTGGGGTTTTGCCCTAGACGCCTTCTTAGGTTTTAGAACGGGAACTTCTACTTCACCTTTGCCCGCTGCTCTAATCCATGTAGCCGCTTCTTCACGACCACTGAAGGTTTTCACTAGAGTCTCGTCATCTGGACCGCCGATTACCTCGACGGCCCATTTATCCCCAACCTTAGTTAAGTTGGTTTGCATAACGATTATCGCTCCTTAATTACATAGATATAATCAAAATCCGCAGTCTCTGCTCCGGCGGCTCCGTTTATATATCCGAAACCAACTGCCATTTCTGCTGCGGGTACGGTGATGCCTGTCATAGTTGTTACCAAGGCATCATCTACAAACAATTGAATGGATGTACCGCCGTCGTAATAAGCGGCCAATGTGACAAACGTATCATCTGTCAATGTCACTAATGTAGAGCTGTCTGAGTCGGTGGTGTCATTGTCATTGTTAAAGTAAACATTTGCAGAGCCATCTACACTCTCAAATATATAACGCATAGTAGCGTCATGAGGTGTGGTGTCTGTGGAATGCAAACCTATAAGCCAGTCACTTTGAACAGCGTCGCCGACAGAGAGACGGCACTTCATCCAAGTCTTTTTTCCGCTTTCTAATTTAAATGTTTCAGAAATCCACTCAGCATAAATTCCGTCATTCTCATTAGCGGCTGTGGTGACACGAGCTATACCGCCATCTGCATCAGGAACAGTAATAGCAGAAGTGCCTGATCCAGCAGAAGTAGCAGTTAAAGTCCATTGAGCCGCGATGGGT